GATGGTTTAGAATCTCACCAATTGGCTAGAGACGGAAACTATTGGAATAGATATATGGGTTGGATGTCCAACTATATGAATCAAAACGTAAGAACTGATTCTGGACCTACATTCCAAGAGGTTTATGCAAACGGATGGTTTAGAAACCAAGGCGGTGGTGGTTTATACCAACAATCTTATGGTGGACACTTTAGAACCAACTTCCAATCATCATATACTCCTTGGGAAACATTTGGTTACTATCGTTCTGGATATGGTGGACAAAACTTTAATGACCCTTCTGGTTATCACAATAACTTGATGTTTGAAAGTGGTAATGGAGGTATTTACAATCAGCAATTTGGTTGGACATTCTATTATAGTAGACCTAACAACTGTGCTTCTTTCGATTCTACAACATATGGATGGGTAGCATTTAACGTACAAAGGGGTGCTTCTAGATTCCGTAATTTTGTGAATCTAAATTATAACGCTGATGGTAACTTAGATGTTTTAGGTGGATTTGGATTATATGTTCGTTCATCTGGTGGATATAACCTTGTAATGCAAACTGATGGATATAACAACGTATATTGTTTAAATGGTGGAGGTTCATATGGTGGTGTAGTATTATATCCATATTATTATGGTTGGAGTGGTTATTCTGATGCTAGTGTTAAAAATATACATGGTGTAATTGTCAATGTTCTTGATAAAGTAAATCAACTAACACCTATCTATTATACATATAAAATACATTCTGTAGACCCGGAATATGTAGAAGATACTAAGATTAAAATGGGCTTTACGGCTCAAAATGTCCAAAGTGTTTTTCCTGAATTAGTAAGAACAGATGAAAAAAGTGGATTACTAACACTTGCTATGGAATCTTTAATACCTGTACTTGTACAATCTGTTAAAGAATTAAGAAATGAAATTAATTTCTTAAAAGCACAAAATGAATATTTATTAGATAGAATAGAAGATTTAGAAAACAAATAATTTATGGCATTAACAATTAACACACCAATCGGAACTGACAGAGGCTTAACAAATAATGCTTATGTTAGAATAAACGAATATAGAGTTCTTAAAACAGGAGAATGTATATTTGATATTCATATTTATAAATCAAAAGAAGATGCTATTATAGCTGATTCTAATATTGCTACATATGGAAAATCAAATCACTTAACTTGTATGAGTTTGGAAATTGGTAAAGAACTTAGAGTTGATTTATCTAGAGAAATAGTAAAGACTGTAACAATACCAACAGAAACACCAACTACAGCTATTGTAACAAAAACAATAGGTAGTGGGGATAGAATGAAATCATATACTGTAACTGAAAATTCAATAGAAATGCAAAGTCGTACTTTTGAAACTACGTTAAAAGTTGCAGATTGGACAACTTTGGAAAATCATAACATTTTTGAATTTGGATATGCTATGTTAAAAGATAAATTAGTTCAATTATATGGTGATGAAAATGTAATTGATGACCATACAATAGCAGCTGGCTCTGGTCCATTTGCTACCGAATTATCGGTAGATATTGCTGCTAGAAGGGCTGGGCATATTGATAGTGTTCCACCACAATCATAATTTAGAAAAAACTAATATTTATTAAAAAACAAATAAGATGATTATTTTTGTAGAAGAAAAAAATGTATTGGGTAAAACAATAAACACAATCTTTACTAACATATTACGATATGATTTGAATGAAGATGATTGTGTACTTAGATACGAACTTAGATATAGAGACCCTAATAGAGAGTCTGTAGCAGTTCCAGACACAAATTTAGGAAATGGTGAATGGAAAGTACCAACCAATATATTAAATTCTTGGAGTGGTAGCAATTACTATTTAGCTCAACAAATGTGTTCTGATTTGGGCTTCACTCCATATAGTGGTTCTTTAGGATAATAAAATAAAAAAATAATATACAATGGGATATACATACGAATGGAAAATAAAAGGCCTTAGAAAAGGAAATAGTACTGATGTAAGCGATGCTATTATTGGTACACAATGGACTGTAACCGCAACTGATGAAGTTGGTGATGGTATTACTGGTGAATTTAATGGTGCAACTCCATTTGATTTACATACAATAAATACTGGTAGTTTTACACCATTTTCTGAATTAACAGAAGAGCAAGTAATTGGTTGGATTAAAAATACTGTTAGTGGTTCAAATAAAGCAACAAATTATTGGGACCATATTGAAAGTAGAATTGTTAGAGATATTACAGCAAAAAGAGGTAGTTATTCTAATTTATTAGAAGATGAATTACCTTGGAAACCAAATCCTACCACTTATAATGGACCTCATGGTAATGGTGGGGCTTAGTATTTATTATTAGAATTATTAAATTTAAATGTCCAATTCACTTATTTATAAACAAATTTGTGTTTTGGACATTTTCTTTATATTTATATAGGTAATTATATAGGACTTTCTTAATTACAAATTTAAAATACAAATTGTAGAAATAAAATGGCAGAAAGAATCGTATCACCCGGCGTATTCACAAGAGAAAATGACCTATCCTTCTTAGCGCAAGGAGTAGGAGAGATTGGAGCAGCATTTATAGGACCTTTTAAAGAAGGACCTGCATTCATTCCAACCATTGTGAGAACTCAATCAGAATTTGAAGATATCTTCGGAACACCTGATGGAACTTATTATACTGAATATGCAGTACAAAGATATTTGCAAGAAGCTGGACAAGCAACTGTAGTTAGAGTAGCTGGAACTGGAGGTTACACTCAAGTAGCTCCTTTAGCAATATTCGCTAGTGGTTCTCAAAATCAATCTTTAGGTACTAAATTGATTGGAGTATTATACTCTACATCTACTGGATATCAAAATTTTGGTTTTACTGGAGCAACTGTTGCTAGTAATTTAGCATTAGATGGTTCATTCGCCTTATCTGCATCTTTCTTAACTCCGGTATCGGCATCGATTTTACCAACTGATACAAATGATTTAGCAGATGTATTTGGTGAATCTCCATTTGGTAGTAAGCAAGCATATGTTTTTAATTATTATGAAAATATGGCCGGTAACTATACTGGTTCGGTGACTAGTAATATTGTAATTAGTGGAATAGCATTACCTACGCAAGATTATACAGGTGGTAGTGCAGATGCATACTCACAAGCAATTACTCCGTGGATTGTTTCTCAAAAAGATACTAACAATTTAAGAAGTAATCTTTTCAAATTCCATACATTAGGACATGGTGATATTTATAACACAAAATATAAAATTGGTATTTCAAATATTAAGGCAGCTGGTGAAGATGGGGCAACTGATTATTCTGTATTCACTGTAACTGTTAGAAGTTATTCTGATACTGATAAGAGAAAGAGTGTAGTTGAAACTTACAATAATGTAAACTTAGACCCAACATCTACTAACTATATAGCTAGAAGAATTGGTGATAGATATATTACTATTGATTCTGATGGTAAGATTACTGAAAATGGTGATTACTCAAACAAATCAAAGTACATAAGAGTTGAAGTAGCTGAGGCGGGTTCATACCCAATATCAGCAGCACCATTTGGACATGAAGCATATACAAACCCTGTTTATTGTGGTAACACAACTTACGCAGGAGAAATACCTCCGGTAGTTTACCAAACTGGTTCGGCTGATAACACATCATCATCTCCAATATATTATAGTGGATTTGATTTTAGTAATATGGATAATGTGAATTACTTAAAACCAATTCCTGCTAGTGCAGAAACTGGAGCAAACGTATTATTCGCATTTGATTCTCAATTATCATATCAAATGACTGGTTCATCCGCAGTTGATATGGTTAAAAGACAATTTGTATTAGGATTCCAAAAAGGATATGATGGAATGAACCCAACAACTAAAAAAGCTAAAGCTGGTGATATTGGTGTATGGGGAGCAGCAAATACGCAAGGATTTAACTGTTCAACTGGAGTATCAATAGGTACAACGGCTTATTACAAAGCAATTAACGCTGTATCTAACCCTGATGAGTGGGATATTAACTTAGTAGCAACTCCTGGTATTGTAAGAAGCTTACACCCATCGGTTACTTCTAAAGTAATTGATATGGTTGAAGATAGACAAGATTGTTTCTATATCGCTGATTTCAACGATTATAATGATTCAATTACTGAAGCAACTGAGCAAGCAAATTCAGTAGATTCAAATTATGTAGGAACTTATTATCCTTGGGTTAAGACAGTTGATAACAACACAAACAAATTAACTTCAGTTCCACCATCAGTATTGATGCCGGCTGTATTCGCTTCTAACGATAGATTAGCAGCAGAATGGTTCGCACCTGCTGGTTTGAATAGAGGTGGTATTAGTGGAGCAGTTAGTGTATTGAATAGATTAACACACTCTGAAAGAGATACTCTATATGAAAACAAAGTAAACCCAATCGCAGCATTCCCTGGACAAGGTATTGTAGCATTCGGACAGAAGACATTGCAAGATAAGGCATCTGCTTTAGATAGAATCAATGTTAGAAGATTACTTATCACTCTTAAGAAGTTTATAGCATCTACATCTCGTTTCTTAGTGTTCGAACAAAACACAGCAACAACTAGAGCAAGATTCTTAAACACTGTGAACCCTTACTTAGAGGCAGTTCAACAAAGACAAGGTTTATACGCATTTAGAGTTGTAATGGATGAATCAAACAATACACCTGATGTAATTGATAGAAACATATTAGCAGGACAAATTTTCTTACAACCGGCTAAGACAGCGGAATTTATCGTAATAGATTTCAACATCTTACCAACTGGAGCAAGTTTTAACGCATAATACGAAAATCAATAAAGTAGATATTTATTAATACAAATAAAAGGAATAAAAAATGGCAGAAATATTAGAGTTTGATAAGATGTTCTATACGAACTTCGAACCGAAGATGAAAAATAGATATGTGATGGAGATAGACAATATCCCTTCATATCTTGTAAAGGCAGCAAATAGACCTACAATTCAATTTGAAACCGTAACTTTAGACCATATCAACGTAAAGAGAAAGTTGAAAGGTAAAGGTGAGTGGCAAGATATCACTATCACACTTTATGACCCAATCGTTCCTTCTGGAGCACAAGCGGTAATGGAGTGGATTCGTTTAGGACATGAATCAATTACTGGTAGAGATGGATACGCTGATTTCTATAAGAAAGATGTTGATTTCTATTTATTAGGACCAGTTGGTGATAAGATTGAACAATGGAAATTGAAAGGTGCATTTATCTCTCAAGCAAACTTTGGAGATTTATCATTCGATTCAAATGAAGTTGCAACAATCGAATTAACACTATCTTATGATTACGCAATCTTAGAATTCTAATCTAAAAATAATAAAAATAAGGGG